CTTCATCGGATTCGTGTAACCTTTGTCCTTCTTAACTTCAGGCTTACCTTGACCACCGTATGCGGGAACGTTCTCACGATGACTATTGACACTGGAAGGCTTGCTGAACGCTCCACCAGTTCGACTAGCAGCATGTTTCTCAGCCGCACTAGCAGCCGCCTGGATGTATCCGGGAGTGCCATACTTCCAGTTGGAACCCGTAACACTACCACCGTGAGTTGGCTGGCCTTTGTCATCCCAACGAGTCTTAGCCTTACCTTCAGCCATTGCAGCCTTTGACGTACGGGTAGCGCCGGACTTATTGTCTTCCGACTTAACGGAAGGCTGTCCGTGTGACCGCTTGTATCCAGGATACTCTTTAGCCATTCTTGGCCTCTCCAGCGGTCCAACGACCGCGCTTCCAATTAAGTTCGATATACTGTCCAGGTTTAACAGGATCTTCGTCTTTAGCTAGCCATATAGATGGCGGCTGTAAGAAGATCCCACTCATACCCGATTCAATCCAAGTCAGGATCACTCTAATAACCCTAGAGTGCGTTACAACGATGACAGGCAATTCAGTGGTCAATGCAGCATGTGTAATCTTGTCAATGCCCAACTTCAGTCTATGCACGAATTCAGAGAATGACTCACCGTCTGGAGCCTTCTTACTTGGCTTGTTAACCAGGGTAGCTAGCTCTTTCCGGATTTCAGGAGTCAGTTGCACGCCTGCGAGGCTTCCAACGTGCCACGGGCGTAATTCCTTCAACTTCTCAACGGGGGCCTTTAACTGATCTTTAAGCAGATCCGCCGTAGTAACTGCACGGTCCAGATCAGAAGTGTAAATACGCCCCACAGTGCCAAGTTTAGATAGAGCCTTAGCAACTTCACTTGATTGCTCCTTGCCGTGCTGGTCAAGCGGGATATCCTTCCAGCCCCGGATCATTTCCGGACTCGTATTCAACCTTGTCTCACCGTGGCGAACCAAGATGATTTGGGGCATTATAATCCTGGTGAAGTAGGTCCAGTTCCGCCAGTCATACCTGGTGTCGGTGACGGCGGACTAGGCGCTTGAGGAACCATCATGCTCATCTGCATGTCCTGTTTATGCTGAAGCATGTGCTGGAACATCACGTTCTGCGCACTGTCTGGTAGAGCTTTGAACTCAGGCGTCAAACACAGTCTACGGTGCGTCAAGAAGTGCAGCGAATGTTCGTCAACTAGCGGATGAACCATGATCGGCATTTCAGCCTGAGCCGACGCAATCGCTTGTTGGCCTTCCACAGTGTTAATCTGCGCGTCAGTTGCAGCTTGGGACAATTTCTGTGCCCACTGCATGAAGTCAGCATTCTCTTTATACGCCGCTTTAGTGTCTTCCTCGACACCCGGCAACAGATTACTCATACCAACGTCTTCGAGAATCTTGATCTTCTGAGCGGAATCACTTATATTAAGAATTCCTGCTTGGGCCAGATACAGGTAAGTCTGGAGTTTCTGTGTCTGTGTCTTAGGCCGCGCTGAACCAGACTCAACCTGAATATCAACGCCATCGTCCCAATCAGCAGCAATGAACTCATTGAATGACCAACCACCGATAGCATTCTTGACAGCACGTACTCTAGGTGAGTTAGCATTCTGTCTCCATACTTCAAGGCTTATTCGGGCCAGATCCTCGTATCCCTCTTCAAGTTGGTCAAATACCGTAGCCCAACGGCCAAAGCCGCGATCAGTAAGCTGCTGCACCGTCGAAGCAGGCGTACGAGTCCCGACTTGACGCCCGCGAATGGCGCTAAACGCACCGCTAAGTTCATCAAACGATTGTCTAATGTCCGTGATGTATTTGACGAGCGATTGCGGAGCTTCTGCGCCCGGCACGCGCTCCGGCTTAGCGCCTGAAACTGGCGTATACTCGACTTGGATTCCGATTTCACCTGTAATCCTCGTAGGGTTAGAATTAGACGGAATCAACCAGACTGGATTAGCCATCCTAGCCATAATCAGCGTGAAGAGTGATTCAGCTTTATTAAGCTGGTATTGCTTGGGCAATAGGTCATCAGCCGGGGTGTATCCCCATGCGCGACCACCAATCTCACCAAACTTAAAGTGAACCATCGGAAAGAACTTCTTGCCAGTAATCTTACGCGTCCAAGGATACGGAGCAACCTTTTCCAGAATCTTGCCTGCGGAAGTCATTACGATGTATGCGCCGTCTGGATATTCTTTATGATGCTTGATAAATGCGCGGTACACCGTAATACGATTCATTCTATCTTGCGCGCTCAAGGAACCAAGCGGAAGTGCGATACCTGGACTAGCTAACGTCGCAGCATTCTCTTTGAACATCTGGCCGGTGCCAGAGTATTCGTAGTCTGCTTCAACATCAATCGACCACTGCATGACAACTTGTTCTTTGGTGTATGACTCAACCAGAAGAAGAAACGGATTCTCTTCCAGCTCGTCAATCGCCGGATCAAGGTATATCTCAAATGGTGAATGGGTATCAAATCTGATTGATCCGCGCGGAACTTCGTCAAACGTATCTTCTGATTCTTTGAAGGTTCTATTACCGCAATTGGGGCACGCGGGGTTAGAAGGATCAATCGAATCCGCCTTGAACTGTTCCATACAATTCGTGCACTGTTCGTACGGAATCTGATCCATGCCCGTTTCAGGACTGTCATCCCAAATGACTTCCACGAATGCATTGCCGGTTGGGATTAACCAGTCCAGCATGCGACGACGAGCTTTACGGAACCCGCCTTCCTCAAGGATTACTTGAAGCTGTTGATCTGCCGTGGATGCCGCCGCAATTGCCTTGGGGTCATCCCGCATCGGTGTTCCAAGGAATCTAGGCTCGTGCTGAGCAATCGCTGACTTAACTGTATCAAGAGTAGCCCTAAATAGGTTAGTGATCGGCGTAGGAACGCTTGGAGATAACTTACGCTGCCTCCAACGGCGCGCGTTAGTGTCATAAACAACCCATTGAACTCCCAATAGGTAGAGGATGTTTCCCCACCAGTTACGCTCGACCAACCAACGACGCTTACTTAGACGCTCTTTAATCTCACGTACGAGAGCCTGGTCAAGGTTGGTAGCAGGAGCCGCACCTTTACTCGTCTCACTCCTAGACGACTCTCTAGACGAGCCTTTACTAGCGCGCGTGGAAGAGACAATCTCAGAAGTTGGCACGGTGGCTCCTATGTAGCATCAGGTTGAGGTTCCATTGTATCTTCTATATTGCGAACGTCGGGAACCTCATCAGGCCCCGGTGTCATCCATTCGTCAGGTAGCTTAAGATTTTCGGCGTACGGATCGTTCTCTAGTTCAAGCGCGGTAACTTTACGTCCACCAAGCATATTGCCCATCTGGTCAATTACCTTACGGTAATCTGATCTAAGTAACTCAAACTCCTCACGTAGGCGCTCATGCGCGGTACGTTCCGCAGTGAGTTCGATCATCAATATCTGACGGGACTTGTAATTCGGATTATTACGCTTCAAACGAAAACCCGCCACAAGTCGTACACACACTTGTTAGTCCTGAAGTAGAGCGCAACAGGCGGTGACCAATTATCTTACACACCAATCTACGCCATTTAGGAAAATGCCAGTACGGGCAATTGTCCCAACAGTCGTGATAATTAATACGCTTCATCTTCAGCTTCTTTGGAATCGTACGTACGATCAGCGAAGTCATCAGCGCCTAGTTCGTCTGTTCCCCAAGCGACTACAGATTCATTACCTTTATACATCGGAAGATTCTTACGATACTCTTCCCAATGAAGCTTTGAACCACGATCTAGACCTTCAGGGATATCGAACGCATATCTAGTCTCGCGTCGGTCCACAGCTATTACTTTAGTTGGGATCATCGAGAGTGCATATCCACCAGCGTCAACCGCATGGAATCTAGCCTTAGACGCGATCCGCATTGGACGGCCTTCAAGAGATAACTGACCTTTTAAACGATATGCTGGACCTTGTTCAAGTAGATGCTTGCAGGTATCAGATATCGTCAGGCCACGACGATGCGCATTGATGAAAAGCATTACTCTTGCCCATTCGTCACCAGTTGAAGGAACTACGCTGAGCCCAGCGCCGATATACAAGTCAGCCACACTAAGTTGTCCATACTTACTGGACTTGATACCTGATGACCAACTTGTCTTGTCCATGATCTGTGCGCGCGGACTCCAAGGACCAGACATTCCGTTGATTGCTTTAGCATGAAGTTCAGCATCTCTTCCTTCGACCCAATACTCGTTGAAGAAGTGCGGAGCGTTAGGCATTACGCCATGATACTCTTCACGATCAGGATTCACCGTAACCCATAAGGCGCATGTAACGCCAGTGGAACGTGCTGGATCAATCCCGATCCATCTTGGCCAGTGTCCCGGAATGTCAAATGTAGGAATCGTCTTGAAGTCCGGAATCAGCCGACTA